GATCAATGTATGTGACTGCTGGCAATACTCTTACCATTTATGTTGGTGGTGGAGGAGGCGGTGGTGTCAGTAACTTAGTTGGTGCTGGTGGCGGCAACGGAGGAACTAACGGAAGTACCGCTGGTAAAGGTGGAAACGGTGGTGATGCTGGAGACTCTGCTGCTTCTGGTGGTGGAGGAGGAGGCGGCGCTGCTTCCTATGTTTATGATTCTACTGCTCAGCAATACATTGTAGTTGCTGGTGGCGGCGGTGGTGCTGGTGGTGCTGGTACTCAGGGTGCTGTACAGTATAATAAAAATGGTAGCGATGCTTCTCAGACATTTTCTGGTACTGCGAATTTACAAAATGGTAGTAACGCATCAAATTTTGCTGGTGGTACTGGTGGCAGTCAAACCAGAACAGCTACTGGTGGGTTGAATGAGAATCCTCTTTGTTTGAATGTTCAGAATGGTTGGCATACAAGAACTGGTGCTCCTCAAGTTAGTGCAACTACTAATATTAGAAAATTAGTTATCTTGTGGAACGGAACAACAATTTATTATGACTCTCCTGGAGAAACCACTACTCAAATTATTACAGGCGGATATAAATGGACTCCTGGACAGAAAAGAGGTGGAAGTCCTTATGGTTGGTGTAGTAATGATACTTGTGGAGTATGTACTACTCCTAATGGAGACCACTGCAATAGTTTCGACATCGTAAGAACTGCAATTCTAGATGGTCCTGCTGGTGGTGGCGGTGGTGGTGGCACCCCTGGTGGTGGTGCTGGAGCTACGCCATCTAATGACCAGAATGCTCAAGGCGGCAGTGGTGGAGGAAGTTACTATAACGCTTCATATCATACTGATCCTGTTGTAGGATTACTTGTGCCAAATATTGCTACTTCTAGTATTGGTACTGGTGGAGGTCAATCTACTGCAGGTGAAAGTGGATCCGTAACAATCACATATGATAGTGAAGATGGTAATCCAAATCCAGTAGTAAATTTTGAAACTATTAGTGGTGCCAATATTATTACACAATATACAACACTTGATTCTGTTACAGTTAGTGGAATCAATATTGAGGTTCCATGTACTGCTAACAATGGTGCTGAGATCATAAAAAATGGTACTAATGTAGGATCTTCAACAACTGTTGTTAATGGAGATATATTAGAACTTACTATGCAATCTCCTGATGTATATACAACAGTAAAAACTGCAACTCTAGCTTGGGGTGATGTAGGAGAAACAGTTGATGCACAATGGAGTATTATAACTAAAGATCCTCCACTGTTAATTCCTAACCCATTTGATTTTACTGATGTTGATGAGCAACCATTAGATACAGATATTATTAGTGACGTTGCTGTAATCACTGGTCTTACAGAAGATGCTTTGGTCAGTGTAACAGCAACAATTAATGGATTGGCAAACCAATTTGCATCAATCATTCTCGATGGGGTTGATCTGAATGCAAGCAGTGGCCTTATATCAAATGGTCAAGAATTACAAATAAGAATGTCTTCTGGATCTACAGTTAATACTGTTAGTTCAGCGTTTGTAACTGTTGGATCTGGATCTATTGTAGATTGGGATGTAACGACGATTTTGGTTATCGATGATAACCCAGATCCTTTCAACTTTATCAATGCAGAGGATGTTGCTGTTAATACATTAATTGAGAGTAATGTACAAACTATTACTGGTATAAACACTCCTGCTTTGGTTAGTATTTCTGAGCAAGGTGGTGATGCATCAAGTTATGAAATTAAGATTGGTGATGGTGCTTGGGTAACACCAGATGCAACTACTAAAGTTGCAAATACACAGGATTTACAAGTTAGGACAACTTCTCCTACTCAACCAAATGAGAACAAACTCGCATTTGTTACGGTTGGACAAGCTGGTAGTTCTTTCACAGATGAATGGAGAGTCATTACAGGAACTGCTGGAGATACTGTACCTGATCAATTTACATTCAATGATAGAACTAATCAGTTCGCAAATACTATGATCTATAGTAATACTATTGTGCCTGCTGGTATCACAGCATCTGCTTCAATAATTATTACTACTAATGTACAACAAGCTAACTTCCATGCGGTAAGTTTTGATAATGGAAGTACATGGACAGCTGCTCCATATACTGGTTCATATACACCAGGAGATCCCATTAGTTTAAGACTACAGACAGGAGATTTTGGAAGTCCATTGACATCTATAACAGTCAATATTGGCGGAGTTTCGGATGAATGGACTGTAGAAACGTTAGCATCATCTCCAGAAGGAAATGATAAATCAACGTGGTATAATGCTACTCCAAGAACAAAAATGGATGGATTAGCAATTGGAACTATTATTAGTGTTTTCAGAGATTCCCAAGGTAACTGGGGACAGTTAGATGGTGAGTTAGATTCCAGATATCCTGGATTTATTGAATGTGCAGGACAGCAATTATCTGTTCTTGATTATCCAGATCTATGGGAAGTCATTGGAAACAGATATGGTGGTGATGGATCAAAGTTTGTCTCAGGTCAAACTGTTACTTACTTTGGAAACTTCAATCTTCCTGATACAAGAAATAGAAGAATGTTTGGAAGTGGCAATGTAGATGGAAACTCTGCTGCTTCTCCTATTGCACCTACACGATTTGCCCCTCCTGGATTACCTGGAACTGGTTCTGGAGAAACAGTTGGTTCTGTTGGTGGTGATTGGTATATTGATACTGTAGATGCAGGCGGACCACTGCCACTAGAACAAGTAGAAGATGATGGTGATGGTGATGATCAAGGCACTTCAGGCGCATTCTTTAGCATTGGTAACGTCACAACAACTGGATATGATGGTATAACTGGTAATATTAACTTTAATGTCCAAGGAAATGTCTCTACTTTTGTTGGACCACTAGTTGATACTCTAACTGATATTCCTGCTCATACTCATGATATGCTCAGTGCTACTAGTTTGGATGTAAATACTGGACTCTTGTTCTGGAATGCTCAAGCTGTATATGGTGACAACCAGACAGTTAATAACAATAACTTGAGTGATTGGCCTGGTGTTCCTGATGCACCATCATCCAACTTCTCTGACTGGAACTTTAGTATTTCATATACAAACTGGTGGGCGTCACCAACAGAAGGTAATTTGCAGTTAGATAATAGTGGTGGTAGTGACAATAGATGGCTTGGAGCATTAGATACTCTAGAATCTACTGGAAACGTTGCTTTGTATTCACCATCAGGCGGAACCTTGACTCACTCACATTATCTTTCTAACACTGAATTTGGTGATCCAACAACAGTGTATGGATGGGGTAACACAAATGGTCCTGGAACAAAGACTCAAGGCATGGGTGGAGGTGCTACCACTGAAGTATTATTCAATCATACTGAAATGGGTAGTAGAATTAACATTGGAGATTTCCAACTAGATTCATCGAAGGCATTAATTCCAACTGTTAAACTAAAACCAAACAGAACTATTCCTCTAATCCAACCATTCTTTGCAGCGAAGTTCGTAATTAAGGCATACTAAATATTTTATATTGGAAATAATATAATGGCATTACAACCGATTAAACCTCTTGAATTGATGAAAAATGAAGAACTCACAAAGTTTGAGTTCGACGATTTTATTGGCGTTTGGGAAAATTTCGTACCAAGATATCTGTGCGAAAAAATCATTAATCAATTCGAGGAACTGTCCAACACATCATCAATTGTCATGATGGATGGTCAGCAACAATTCTCGCAAAAGAAACTAGGAAGAGATGATAAATCTCTTCTATTGAATTCTTGTAGTGTTGAAACTGCCACTGCTGTTAATCAATACTTGCAAGCATGTTCATTACATTATATTGATAAGTATTCTCAACTCAAGTCACTGAAACTATTCTCAAGTGACATTAAAATGCAGAAGACAGAACCTGAGGGTGGATATCATGTCTGGCATTATGAGAGTCAAAACTATCATCATTGCAATAGAGAACTAGTTTGGGCAATTTATTTGAATGACATTCCCGAGGGAGAAGGGGAGACTGAGTTTTTACATCAAAGAAGACGTATTAGACCAACTCAAGGAACAGTAATTATCTGGCCTGCTGGAATGACACACGTCCATAAGGGTAACACAGTCTTTACCCAAGATAAATACATATTGACTGGATGGTATTTGCAGATTCCTTAAATGACTAACAAAAACGAGAAAGTAACTTCAAAGGAAGTTAAACTTGAAGTAAATTTCAAGGATAAGGTAGTCGTTAGACCTCCACATAGAGCAGTCTTCATGAAAGAAGATGTTTGGGATAATCTTCTTGTTCCAAATCTAGGATCTGAGTGGCATCTTCCAGATAAGGATGAGATCGAGTATCTCATTTTCTACTGGGGTGGTGAGTATCTCTGTCAAAAGAAAAAGATTGTCACGGATTCAGAGGGAAATCAATACTGGAGAAGTTACAACTATCCAGAAGCATCGACTGATGAAGCAAATAGAATATATGAACTCTTTGATTCTCTAGCTGAAGTACAAAAGCATGAGAAAACGTCTCAATTTATCGAAGATAGTAAGAAACTGATTGATTATCAGTATTACTATAATTTACACAACTTAAAAAAGGAGTGCCTACACCTGCTGTAATCACAGACTTAATTAGAGATCTTCTTTTCATGATTTTATTATTTAATGAAGGTGTCTTTCTATTTTTTCATTAAATTTAAATAATTCAAATACAAAAAATTCAAATAACTATGAAAACAATTAAACTAATGCTTGCTTTGGCATTTACATTTTCTTTATCAGGGCAAGTAATTTGGGATGTCACTTATTTTGACCTTCCAGTTGACGAAATTGGAGAATTTGCCGAGGTCCATAAAGACTTTACGAATATAACTATGGAACAAGGCAGAAAAGTCCAAGATCAATGGGTATACAGACACTGGTATGGATCAGGTCCATCTATAGTTGTATATACTCAATATGCAACAGCTGCAGATGCAGTAAATGATGATCCATGGAATGCTCTAGGCCAAGCTTGGCAAGCTGCAAGTGAAGAGCGTAAAAAAGAACTAGAACAGATAGGTCAGAAGTATGCAGGCTATCTATCTAAGCATTCTGATGAAATTAGATCTTTTAACCCAGAAAACTTTGTTGGTAAACCTGATGTTGATTGGGACACTAATTTTGTTTTTGTTGTAGGTAATTACAATACAAAAAGTGCAGATTGGAATAAATTAGGCCAAGCTTTCATGAACTGGCAAACAAAACCAGGAGTTGAAAAAGGATTCCAGCTAGGCGGTGGTTATTCTGCTCATTTTTCAGGAAGCTCATATGATGTTCAAGTATTTCAAGGTTTTGCAAATTTTGTTGATTTTGCAAAATCCATAACTACAGATAGCTGTCTCTTATACACAT